CTTCAATAAATTCTTCTTTAAATGATACAGTCAAATCATTCTTGATAAACATATTACTTATAGCCACTAAACATATTTTTTTAGGATGTTCTACTTCTAAGCTACCCTCTCCGGAACTAACTTTGCTTAATTCAAGTAACACCGGTGAAATTATTTTCCCTCTTTCGTGGCACAAATCCAAAGCATCGTCAATGTTAATACCATAAGTTACTTTAAACAAACATATCGGAATATCTACAAACCTTGTCTTAATTGTCTTCATATTCTAAACATTTTTTTAGTACTCCCACTTAAGGATTAAATGGCTAAACTTTTTTTCAATTTCGTTATAGCTAATGATATCTTCAAATCTTACTCCTAACGCATCCAGCAGAAAAGTAATAGTCTCACCATTAACTACTGACCTGGAGTATTTATCCGGGATTATAAACCTTAATCTGGAAAATTCATCAGGATAATATTTTTTAAACCTTTTAAGTTTTGTCCTATCAGTTGGAGAAAAATAACTCCCTTTCACCTCGATAAATTGTCTTAGTTTCCCTGCTAGATAAATATCCGGCTTATAATACCTTACCCCCCTCTTAATTTTTTCAAATCTAAACTCCCTCGGCTCATAAAACCAGTTTACATTGATTAGATTATAATACCTCAAAATATTTGCTTCCATTTTGCTCCGGACGTAAATTCCTAAATCTTCCCGTAAGCCACCTTTTGGTTGACTAGCGAGTTTTCTCATCTACTAACCTCCAATAACAATTTATTATGTTTTATACCACTCTTAATTATAATTATAAATTTAATAATAATAATAATATTAATAATAATAAAAGCTATATATACTCTACTATATACTATACATACCTTATCATAGCCTATATATAGACTACTATAAACTATAAACCCTTATTTTACAATAGTTTCAAAGTCCTAAAATTTCCGTTATTTTGCACCTTTGGAATATAAAATTATAAAATTTTGCTCCTTTAGAATATAATTTTATAATTTAAACTAGTTTTCCTTAGTTTTTTAAAAAATTTTTCTGTTATTCTTTAATTTTTCCTGATTTTACAGCCCATTTATACACAGGTAATTTTTTGAATTGGGTCAAAGTCATACCGGAAAATTTTAACCAATCCATAAATTTTTTACTCTTATATTTAGGTAAATCCCAAGTTGTTTTTGTCCAATCTGCGTTTTCGAGTGCTGCATCAATATTCAATACCATTATTAATTGCTCCTTATTTTGGGGTTGATTTTAAATCTGCAAAAGCACCGAAGTAATCAAATGTAGTATATCGCCCTACTGTTTGATTGGTATAAGCAGCAGTTTTAAATATATCTTGCCCACCAAGCACAATAAATTCTGCTTCTTCTTTACAACCAACTCCAGTTTGACAAGTACTTAATATTCTGCTGACAGGAACCTTTGATTGGAGTATTATTTGGTAATCGTTTTCTGCTTTGTATATTGCGAAATCCTGGGCAGTTTCAAAACGTGTTGAGAAGGACGATAACGGTTGAAGTTTTAATTTACTTTGAGCTATTAAGACTTTTTCATCGCTGAATGCAAACCCAGGCACTTTCTTTGTAAATGTTAGCCCTCTGTAACCTGTTAAATGTGTTATCCCTTTTTTCTTGAAAAATTCTTGAGTTAAATCGTACTGCGCTCTTAAAAAGGCCTGCATTGCTTCTCCTTGACTACTATTAAGTATCTTTAATGCTTCTTTAAGTTTAGCTTTTGAAAAATGATTTGAAACACTTTTTACTAAACCAAATTCTCTTTTAGCTGCCATTTGTATTGCAATAGCAGAAACTTCTGAGTCCCCAGAGGTTACCGCCCATGTTAACATCCAGTCCTCTATTATTTCTTTTTTACTATAAAGAGTTTGTGACTTAAAGTATTTTTCAAAAGCTTTATTGTTTTTTAATTTTTTGTAAAGTTCATTTATAATTCTATTCCTTGTTTCATATTTTGTTTCAAGACGATTCGTCCTATCGAATAACTTATTATATAGTTTTATTTCCTTTTTAAGTTCCTCTTTACTTAAGTCAGATAATTCAAGCTTTCCCAGCCTATCTCCTCTTGGTCCTTTTGGTACTTCCACTTTGCTCTCAGGTAACCAAGAACAACGACAATCCGGGTGAGCCGGGAGCATCCCTCTTGATTCTTCAATAGTGTATACATGTCCATTTTCCGCATCACATAAAGGGCAAGCGTCTACATTAGCAGACCATCTTACCGTTTTGTAACCTGCCTCTTTATACCCAATTAAATTCCCTTCATTTGTGGCCCTCATACTTTCAGTCCGAGCAATCAGTTCTGTCCTATACTTATGTAATTTTTTGTTATACCTTTCTACCCACTTAGCCCTCTTTAAAGCTGATATATCAGGCCTCTTATTTATAAGCCATTGCTCATAATTTCTTACTGCTTTGGCTTGCCTCTCGGTTAAACCTACTAAAGGTCTTAACTCTTTAGCAACCCTCCCCATGCTTTTCCCTTCTTTGATACCTTCTCTGATAACATGGTTTATTGCCTGTTTAGTTTCTTTGTTAACCTGGGTTACTAGTTTAGAACAAATTTTATCTACTGCTTTCACAGCTTTCGGATTCAGTATGTCAAAGCTAGCTTCAAATCCAACTATTTTGTAAGCTTCATTACCAGATTTAGCCATAATATTGAGCATGGCAGGTTTAAGCATTCGCTTACCGTCTTCATTGAGCTTTTCCCAATCTAGTAATTTAGTAGTAATATCTATTGCTTTATCTTTTTGGAATTCACAGGATTTAGTTATATATTTTTTACGGAAAGCTCTGTTAATCTCTTTAATTGTAAAATCCATCCATTTTTCTACCACAGGCAAGAATTTTTTATAGTTCTCCTCAGCTAATTTATTAATCCTATTCCGCTCTAAGGTTATTGGCATATATTGAAACCTTCTTTTTTAAATTATTTTCCATTATATTTAACAAGTTTTATCTTGACTATTATTAATTATTTAACACCCTCGTATATTCCATAATAAACTCTGGATTATCTCTAATAAAACAAGTTACTCCAGTAGTAAGTAATATATTTTTATTTTCTTCATTACCATTAAGACACAACTCAAATCTTATCCCATGCATAGCCTCGTGCATAATTACCTGTAAAGTCCTTTGATGAGGCATACCATCACGAACCAAAATTTCTTTCCGGGTTTCAGATATTCTGCCATCTAAATTACCACTCTTATCAATTAGTTCTTTGTGGTAGGTAATTTTATAATTACTTGATATAATTCTAATTTTAGTAAATTTTTTTGGCATATTTGGTATTTTCATATTTAAATATTTATTACCTTTCCTTTTACAATCTTTACAATTAATTAAGTTATCATTATTCTTATTTTCCCCATCGATAATTAAATATTAACATCCTTTGAAAAAATCTAAGTGCTAGTTACAGCTTTTAAATCTTCCTTAAACTCTTTTAGTGCCTTCATAAACTCATCTTGTTTAGCAATTTCGCTTTCGCCTACTTCAACTAAATTTTTACTAATATAGTATTTATTCCCTTCGGGGTAGGGTTCTCCTAAGTTTAAAAGATTTATTACTTGATTGGGAGTCATACATCCATGTTCTATTAGTTTCGTATAACGTGTAACTTCTTCTGAAATATCTCTCACATCAAGGTCGTTAAATTTGAAGATGTAAGAATGACAATTCAAACCATTTTCAATAATAGCAAAATTGATAATATTTTCCAATAATTCTTGTAAGGGTTCTATGACAGATTGTTTGTAGATTGTTGTAGCTTCCCGGATATTTGTCCCACCTAAACGTCCAACTATAGTTTTCCCTAATCTATAAGGAGGCATAGAGTAAGCCAGTAGTATGTCATCTTCTAGCATCCCCTGGTACACTTTAAATGACCCTTCTTTAATGTCCACAGATAAAGCCTTAAAAGTAACCTTCCCTCCTTCAGGTAACTGTAACACCAAAGTTTTATTTTGGTTTTCGCTTCCCTTAACTTCGGTATCTAAAAACTGGGTAATATATTTAGGGGCATCTTCATTCCAATCACCTTCCAGGAATACTGCATAAGCAGGGACTGAATAATTAGCAAAGAAAGATAAGTTGTAACTCTTA